CGTCGCGTCATTCGCACCCCAGATTACATCGGACGTTTCAAGTAGCCGGATCTCTCGAAGGTTGCGCACCTGCTCACCGTCCATTGGTTCGTAGTCAAATTTGATCGGTTCATAACCGATACTCATTTCGGTAATTGCTCCGGCCCGGATGCCTTCGAGTACCTCATTGCCGCGTGGGGTGTTGAGATAGGTGCGAGCGACCTCTAGCCCGCCCAGCGCGCCGGGAGCCATCTCCAGAACCATCGGCGGTAGTTCGTCGCGGGATATTTCTCGGATGCTTTCAATAACTGCAATGGGCGGCTCCGGGTCCCAAAACAGCCCATTGTGTGACCAGAAGTGCTTCAGACGGCGGCGACCTTCCTGGAGTGTTTTCGCAAAGGCACCAGGCCAAATGATATCACCCTGGGCATCAACATTGCCAAGTACTGAGGCAATGCCCGTCACTGTTCGCCCGGCGATCTCCTTCACGGCGGCAAATTCCGCAACCTTCTGTTCTGCCATCCTATTCCCTGCCTTGTCTTGCTCTTCGTCTATGCGGTCAAGTTGATCTCGCTTACGTTCTTAGATCAATATCCTGGCCGCGATACGTCGCCACGACTAACCCTTCGTCTGGATACGATGTGCCGGGCCTGCTGACACGGGATGATTGGGACGCTTCAGGAGCGCAAATTGAGTGCCGTTCGGGCCGTCGAACACGCGAACGATCTCCCACCCATCGCGGCCATACTCATCAAGCGTCACGCCGTTCGTATCGGCAGTAGCGTCGTCGTTCAGGGTGATGGTCTTGTATTGCCATTGTTGCATGATGTATCCAAACAAAAAGCGGGCACCCGCCCTCCATCTGGAGAGTGAGTGCCCGCTGAGTAGTTACCCGGTGAGCCGATTATTCGACTATGCTGCACACATTATAGCATATCCATAAAACGCGCTGCAAGTGTCAAGCCGACCATGTTCTCTGCCAATCAATGATGCAATCAACGGCGGTCACTTCCACACCCACCCTGCATCATAATGAGCAATGCAGCGCAACATGCTATCATTGCATTCTATCGGTGTATGATCGGGCGGCGGCGTGCCCGGCGGCGGTGTCACCTCATAGCGCCAGACGGGATAGGTATAGCGCTCACGAGTGTCATTGTCGAGATTGAACACCGCCCATGACGCCTCATCATCGTCAATGCGGCGGATCGTCCAGCCACAATCGCGCAAGTGCTGAATAGCGTGCCCTGTCGATATTTTGTCGCGCTCTGTCATCGGGCCGATCATGTTCCCTCCCGTCCTGGTGGCTCCGGCAACCGACGCCAGTGCGATACAGGTATATCAGACATTGCATAGCCGTTGCTATCAACTATGAAAGACAACCCAAACCAAACGTGCTCTTGTTCATACTGACCTCTATAGGAGTAACGTACCAGGTTGTAGCCTACACCAATGCCCTCAATACATTCAATAAGCATGGTTTCACCTGGTGCCAGTAAACCATCAGCGCCGCCACCAAGAAGCCATTCCAGGGGGGTTTCACCCGGTTCTGGCAGGGCATCATGGACGCTAATCCAGCCGGACCCCTCTGGCTTGTGCTTGGGCGGCGGCGGGGTAGCCGCTCTTTTCTCAGGATTATTCCACCACTCCCACGACATTCTACACCTCCACTTTCACCCAACACGCTCGTAATCTTCTGGCGGGAAATACGTGCGCCTGACATACCCTCTACACCCCTCCCCTCTTCGTTGCCGACAGTGGCGCATTCAGGAGCCGCTCTAAGGCGCGCAACTCGATGCGTATAGCCTGGTACCGGCTTTCCAGGTAGCGGCGCTCTGGCGTGCCATGCTGCTGCTGTCGCATCTCCTGGTACACCTGCTGCTGCTCTGCTGCCAGTTGCGCATAGCGCGCCTGATGATCATAATCCATTGTACCACCTCAGGCAGTAACCACGGGCGCGAGCGCGCATTTGCACGCCGGGTGCGGGTCGCCTGGCACGCGAATACCCGGAGCGAACTCGCCACCGATAGGCGCGGTACGCCCTGCCAGTGGCTCGCAAATGGGGCACGGATCAGAAACTAACCATTCTGTCTTCTCAATACCTCCATCGGCATACCCCAACAGACTGCCCTCAGAATAGGCGCGGGCTGTTTCGGTGCGAGCTATCAGGCGGGCGCGGTTCGGTGTCTGGATTTCGTTCAGTTTCAAAATTTCAGCGGCCAGATCGTCAATACTCCAGCCCTCCTGTGCTGAGATGCCCACCAACGCAGCGATATCATCGCGAGTTGTGTCGGCTACCCGGCTCACAAGTTGCGCAAGTTCGCCGAGTACTTCCTGCACATTTTCGTTTTCCACATCAAACAGAAGATCCATCCCAAGCGTGTCGGCAGCGTCCCCGAAGGCAAGTTCTATCAAATCGACATGGAAGCCGCGTATCCATCCGGTGATCTCACTGCCGTCGTCGAGTGGAATTTCGGAGGCCCACGGCGGAAGGTCGCGTTTAACCTCAGGCAGCAGTACGAGCGCGTGATGATGATGGCCGTTCATGTCGTGCTTGGGTGTGAGCAAGTCAGGCGCGGGCGCGCTGCGTTGCTCCTGTTCGGGCGCATTGCCACGTATCCAGGCTGCTGCTGTGCTGTACTGATCGCTCAGGTACGCTGTGGCGCGGCGCTCTATCCGGCGTTGAAGGCGATCGCGGCGCACGACACTGGTTTGTTTGATAGCAAGCGGCAGGGCCTTGCGCTGTGGCGTAGTGGGCAGGGCGCGCTGTTCCGGTTCGGGATCAGGCGGGGTGAGCATTGCCATCATTCCCGCCGGGTTGCCAGTTACATACACAGATGTGGGTAGATAAAATACATCACCCTGATCAGTATCCGCGTATCCGCGTAGCCGCCGGTATTCGTTGAGCGTAAGCGCACCTGCCTGGAACTCGGAAAGCAGAAACGCTCGCCGCTCTTCTTCACTTTCTTGGAGCGCTTCCACCCGACCTGTATCATAAGTAATGGTCAGGCGCCGATCAAACTCTGGAATAAGATCGGCCTGAAGTTCGCTCTCTGCGAGACGCCACAAGGGAACCAGGGTATCTTGGGTAAACCCCTTGCGCGCCTCGCTATAATTGGCAAACGTGCTGCGCTGCAATCCGGCGTTTAGTCCCGCCACAATGGGCGGCACACGTAATGCCGCGGCGATGCGCGTTTCTGGGATGGTTGAGAGCGCTTCAAAGGCAAGCTCTTGCAGGTTGAGTGAAAGCCGCTGCACCTTCGCGCCGCCGGTCATAATAGCCACGTCGCCGCGCTGATCGCCGCCGTAGCGCTCTCGCCATTGCTCCTTAATGCGCTCGCTCTCCTGCTTTGTAATATCTGCCTCGGTGGGCATTTCAATAACGGTGCGCGGGATAGCATCATTTTTCAGCAGCGCGAACAAATAGCGCGTCGCCTCGTTGTCGGTGTCTGTTTCGCGAGCGGCAGCCCGGATAGGCGGCTGTGCCATCCAGGGCTGGTCAGGATCAATCGCGGGCCATTTGAAGTGGATAACATCCCGCGTGTCAAGAATGGTTGTGCGACCGTCTCCGAGATCGTATTCATAGTGCTGTATCCAGGTATCGCCGCCGGGTATCGGCGTGATATGTCCCGCGTGATAGGGCCACAACTGAACGACGCGCCCGGCGCCATTGCGCACCTTGTACCAGTAGGCGTTCCCGCCCAATGCCATATATTGAATAGTATAAAGCATCAACTCTTTCTCACCCATGAGCGGGTTAGGGTTCGTGAACAGGCGCCGCACGGGGTGATCTGGCAGCGGCTCGCCTGCCTGACTTACCAGTATCGGTGGTTCGGGGAAGGCAAACGAAAGTGCGCTGATACACGCGAACAGCGCACTATTCTTCTGGTATCCGTCGCGGGTCAGGCGCGTGAATGTCGGAGTTAAAAAACTATCAAAAACCCACGGAGATACGACGGGCAACCCGGCAGCCTTGACGATGGTACGCGCCGCGTGCTTGCGGAGCCAGTTCGGGAGAAGTTTCATAGTAGGCCGATGCCTCCTTTTGCCAGGGCGCGCCAACTCCAAAACGCCGCGTCTACCAGGTCATACGGCTTTGTTTTGGGAAAACGGTTCAACGCCGCCTCAAGCGTGGCGTGTGTCCCAAGAACATGCACAATTTCGCCGCGCTCATAGGCGGCGAGCATTTGCGCGGCGCGGTGCGCCTTCGGGCCGATGCTGCCTGCTGTGGCAGCACGAAAGCGAGGCCGTTCGGTATCGTCGGTAATGTGGGGATACTCATCGTCATCTAATAACGACTGCCAGGCCACGACCACCACCGACCGCCACGTGTCGCCGCCCTGATCGGTTTCAATACCGATGTGATCGGCTCCGAGTTCGACCGCTTTAAGGAGCGCCGTCTTGATCGTGTTTTCGGGTGTGCTGCGCTGTTCCCAACTCCAGAGGCGATACAACGTACCATCCTCAGCAATGCCGTCGGCTTGAATGCCGTTTGCATCGCTCTGGTCGGTCGAGGTTACCGCCGGATCGCACCACACCGCCACGCGCACCAGATCAGGTACGTCGGCATAGGCACAATGGCGGAATGAGAGATGATCAAACATACCGCCCGCCGGGGCGCGTACATCGTGCTGGCACTCACTCAGGAACGCAGAGATACCCATGCTATTGACCATCTCCTGACACGCTGCCAAGCTTTGCCCTTCCCAGGTTGGGGTGCCCGCTACCAGTACTGTCTTGCCGTTGCGCTGCTCGTAGGCCAGGTCACACAAGGCCGGATGCGGGCCGCTCGTGATGCGGTCGTTGAGCCAGTCGGCCCGACCGTCTGCCAGTTGCGCGAATATCCCATCGGGCAGCACGAGGTTTTGAATAGCGACCACCGCCGCATCAGCGCTGCCAGCGGGGAGGAGTTTTTTAGTGATGGTCGCAATTTTTTTCTCGGTCGTTGCAGGCGTGTCGTGCTCACCGTCCAGATCGTCAAACACCAGAAGATCGGGTCGTTGCGCCTCCAGTTTGACGCCACGCGCCGCTGTATCAAGGCCCAACGCATCAACGGTATAGCCCTGTGCGGTGCGCAGCCGGTTGCGCCGCCAGCCCTTGACATTACCGTGTTTGCCGATAGCCCGATCTGCCAGTGCCGGGTAATGGTGTGCAACGGCATCGGCTTCGAGCAATGCGGCGATATTGCCGACATGATCGTCGGCCTGCTCCTGTGTCTGACAGATATAGAGTGCATAGTGTCGCTGGCGCCGCGCTCCAAGCGCAACAGTTGCCAACTCTGCCGATGTACTTTTCGCGCCGCCACGCGGCCAGATGGCAACGAACGGACGCGGGCGCTCGCCTGCCTGCACGCACCAGACCCATCGCCAAAACTCCTCATGATGCGATGCGAAACCGTGCTGCACATATGCCGGGAATAACGTAGTAAGCCAGGGCGCCCATTCCAGAGGTGCACCGCTCTCACCCGTCGCCTGTGGTGCGGCGCTGTTCGTTAGCGGCAATAATGGCGCCGATGGTTTCGCCCGGTAGGAGCTTGTGGAGGAGTTCGATTGATTTGGTAACGCTATCAAAGTCATCAGGCTCTACACTTGTCTGATCTAAGAATGAATACAGACGTTCGATGTATTTTTCGACAACACCCATGTACAAGGTTGCGGCCCGCTCTCCCTGCCCAAGCAGGTTGTCAACATCCCACGCGGTTACACGTTCTCGCCAGTTGAATTTTGTGCTATCGTTTGCCCACTGTTGAGTAAACGATTTTGTTTTATTTCGTTTTGTTTCAGGCTGTGTGGACTGATACGCCTTCTCAAGGGTTCGTGTCGGCCCCAAGTTGCGATACGCCAGAAACCGCGCATAGGCCGCGTTGCTCTCATTATCAAGTTGATCCCACGGTTTGCGCGCCACACCTATCTACCCCACCCCATACTCAATATACTCATCTACCGACGCCCGTCTCCACGTCCCACGCGGCCCCATACGGAACTCAATCACTACCACCAGGCACGCAACCATGCGCGCCAGCGCGAACCCGACACGCGACGGCAAATAGTGAGCAAGCCAGACGGCGACGTGAAATGCCCACAGCCGTCGGGCGCGGTATTCGATGTTTAATGGTTCGCTCATAACTGATCCGTTGGCTGCATATGCGCGATGAGTTCCTGTATCTCTCGGAGCATCTTCAACTGTTCATAGACAACATAAACCGCTCGCAAGTACTCCATACGGCGCTCCACTGGCAGCAGTTCGGCATAGGTAACAAGCCTGTCGATGGCACTTTCGGGCGTGATGTACGTAGCCTGTGTCACTCCGCTACCACTCCACTACTATGGACATAGTACGTACTCTCTGACAGGCGGCCCCACTGCCCACCGTGCACCTCATCTGTCCAGTCGCACCACTCTGCAATATGCAGGCGGCTTCCAGGCATGAGGATCTGTGCAACGTTCGCATATGGCGGCACTGGCACCTCAGGCGCGTATCGCACATAGGCCGTGATACCATCAGGCACGACGTACCAATGCGGTGCACGTCGCTCAGGCGGCGGGCCATAGACAGCAGAGACGAATGCATCCCAGTCGAGGCCCTGCGGGTCGCTCTTGCGGCCCGGCGCGATGTCGCTATGGCGTACCAGTTGTGATTGTGGGATGTTGTAGTCGCTCACGAGTTGACGCACGAGCCACACGGCTGCGTCAAACTGGCGCGCATCGTGCGGTGTGAAGGTGTTGGGGTGCGAGAGTTCAATCCCGATGCTATGATCGTTAAGGTGGCTCGTTTGCACGCCGTCTACAATCCAGGAGGCGGCGCCAGCGTGCCAGGCGCGGTTCGTATCGTGCACGAATTGGGTGATCTTCCCATCTGGAGAGATGTAATAGTGCGTAGAGACGGGGGCGGCAGGATTGCCGCCCTGCCGCAGCCACTCATAATCGCTCGGATAACTTCCTGCGGTCGCGTGCATAACGACCATACGGCGGGAGTTGCCGCCGCTGTAGTAGTGCGGCTGCGTCATTTCCACGCGATGAATGAGATACGTCATTCCACTTCCCCCATCCGCTGCGCTGTCTTTTCGATGCGGCGCCACCATTGCGCCCACTCCAGAACACCGTCAATCCATTTGTGATAGGCAACAAGACCCGCATAGTAGGAATACCCATGCCCGTCGCCGCGTGTTGAAGGAACGTGACCAATATTGCGCGTTGTTCTGGCATTACCGCGTGTGCCATAGTCGTTAAGATCTTGCCAATAGGCGAGCGCCCATGCCGGGTCAATGCCGTAGCTCACGAGGATCTTGTATGCCTCGCTGGCGTCGGACGCGAGCGGCGATTGTGCCATCTCAAGAATGGCTGTGAAGCGTTCTGGAGTAATGCGCGACGGGTCATGCATCAGGCGTCCGGCTCCTCTTTTGCATAATCACTTGCACGCGTGCGGGTTGACGGTGATCTGTTTAGGATTTGCATTGCCGGGCAATCCTTCGTGCCACACTCTGCCGTATCGCTGCGAACAGCCGCCAGAATAGCCATAGACTGCTCAAGGCGATTGATCTGCGCAGCCATGTGCTGCTGCCATGCCGCCTGCTCTTCGAACGTCTCCTTCTGCTGCTGCACCATTGTTACGAGCGACGCGTCAAGACGTTGGAGGATGCCCGTGGTGCCGAGCAAACTGGTTTGGGTTGACTGCGCAAGCGCAATTTGCGCGTCAAACCATTTCAGTACTCGCGGGCCAATGGCACGAGCCGCCCACACCACGCCTACCAACACCAGGACGGTAATGGTAAACGCAAAACCGTGATCTGCAATTTGTTCAACGAGAGACATGTAAGAGCCAGACGCTATCTGATACACCATCGTGATTATAACATATATTCTTCCTTTTTGGT